CGTAACTCTGTTAACATTTTTGAGAATATCTCTAAGCTAAATATCTTTTCAATAAACTTTCTCTTCTCAACTTTATTTTTTGCCATAAAGGGTATATGGTTGTTGAGAGTCATTATAACACAATTCTGAAAAACTTCTGGTGATGATGATAGGATAGTTTCAATATAATTATTAGTATTGCCAATCGTATCCCTGGTCTTATCAACCCCATTCTTAAATATATTACATTTAGATGGACCTAAAGTACGTACTATATGAAAGTCGTTTGTGCCGTAATGCGGGTCATTAATTGCAAATGATAGTTCAACAATTGATTTACCTTCTGTTAAATTATTAGGTATAAATTGTTTTCTAATCTCTCTAAGAGTACTACCAAAGATAGCAAAATATAAAGCATCGGCAATTGTACTCTTACCTACTCCATTTCGTCTATCTTCTTTATCTCGATTTATACCGGTTACAATATGTAACCCTTTATTAAATTCAACACACACCTCATCTTCACCTACAGATAGGAAGTTCTTTATTTTAAGTTGTTTAAAAGTAACGTATTTCATTATGGTCTATCGGTAGATCTGGCGAAGAGATCAGCTGTGTATTTCACAACCTCACTTTTATTCTCAATATCAAGTAAATTTACAAATTCAGTTATAGCTTCAATTATATCAACACCGGAGAGATCAAAATCACCTTCTTCAGAAAACTTAACTTTATTATAATTGACGTCATAATCTATTCTAATCTCACAAGGCTTATAACTAGTCAATTTAGCTATTAATAAATCTAAATGATCGGTGTTAATATTTTTATCAATTATAATTTTAATAATATTATTTGCAATAACCTCATTAAAAAATTTTATAGGATCCGGGTCAGTAATAAGTTTTGATAGAAATACTTTAACATGTTTAGGTGTTATTGTATTCTCTGTAAACTCATACGACATTTCGTCTATATTTAAAGTATAAAATCCTTTTATTTGCAACGAATCGCCAAAGTCCATTTCATACGGATTACCTACATATACAATTCGCTTTTTATCCTGAAATGTCTTCTCATCTCTTAAATGAAAATGACCTGTGAATATTAACGGAGCTTTTGATATAAGAACTTCCGGATCATCTCCGTGATCGCAAACTTTAAAACCGTTCATCTTAAAGTTCTCTAACTCAAAATGACCAAATACTATATCGCTTTCAGGTATATCATTAATCTGAGTACCCCATGGGCAGAAAGTTAAGCGCTTACCACCAACGGTGACCGTCTCAAGTTTATCATATATAGTTAGATTACGTCTACCTTTTAATATTGAAAGGCTGTTAATTTCTGAAGTATCTTTATACCAGGCATCATGATTACCAGTAATCATGGTAATGTTAAAGTCTTTAAATTTATCTAAAAGATCTTTAGCAAAGTTTAACGTTTTAACGCTAATTTCGTCTCTGTAATGGAAGAAATCACCGCAGAATATTATATCACTAATATCCTGTTTATGTAATTCTTGAATATACCAATCCACCCATTTATTAGCAATACCTAACCAGAAATCGCTATTTTGATGTACACCTAGATGAATATCAGAAAATATTGCAACTCTATTTTTCATTAATTGCTATATTCTAGATCATCACTGTTCGGCTTAACATACACCTGACCATCAGTTACCGCTGCCATCTCTTCCTCGTACACCATTTCCTTATAATTTGTAAGAGTTTCGTGATGTTTCTTTTCTTTTTTAATTCTATTAATAAAAGCATGGAACGCAATAGTTGTAAAATATGAAAAAGGATTATATTCGGAATCTACATTAAACTTTTTATTCTTAAGAGCAGTATACATTTTAACTAACGCGTCGCCGATCATCTCTTCCTTATATGTATAATTGATAAAATTAGACTTATTACCTAGACCATACGCTATTCGTTTCAGTGAGTTAGCTAACTCGAATATACATACTTCTGTTTCATAGTAATCACGAATCTGCTGCTTAAAGTCAGCAGGGTTAACATAATATTCGTCTATCTTAGGTTTAGGTCCTCTTTTTTTCTTAACCTTAACCGGTTCAACTTTTTTTATTTTTTCTACTGCCATAACTAAGTTAATTATATATTACCGGTAGCTACTTTTCCACTATATCCGTAATAGTAAATGGTATTTTTTCCTGTTTGTAAATTTCTATCCTCTTCTCGACATGACGTTTACCGTATTTTAAATTATCAGCTAAATCTATAATTGTAAGTTTTTCTTTATTATCATGTAACCTTAAACCTCTACCTATAGATTGAATTGTTCTAATAGAGCTTTTACCACCAGCACCAAAAATAATCATATGTATATTTTTAATATTAACACCAGTTGAAAAAATAGCGCTAATTGCAATACATATTACATTTGTATTTGTCTCCATTAACTGCTTTATTCTATCTCTTTCTTCAACTTCAACATCTCCACGTATGAAATATACTTGCTTATCTTTTACAGCACTCAGTATATCATATAACTTTTCACCGTGTACAATATGATTTACAAGTACGAGTATATTATTATTAAAGTTAGTACATACCCGATGAATTATATTATTTCGAAATTCATTTTCATACAGAAAATCTAATTCCGTTTTATATGGATTCTGACCTTTAATATGTATAGGTTTTGCATTATAGTCTATATTGAGTATAGATGTTTTAGCGGTAGTTAGATGACGCTCGGTTCTCAAGCTATAACTGTCTTTTTCATATATTATACTACCTACTTTACCAATAATATTCCATTCATCTGGCTTACTATCAGGTAACGTACCGGTTAATCCAAATTTATGTACAGTTTTAATAGACTGTACCATTTTATTAATTTTATTATTCTTTTTTAATTTATGGCATTCATCAATAATCAGCATATCGACATCTTGTAGCCATTCGTTATCTTTGAATTGGCTTTGCAGTATCCCTAAATTAGCAATTATAACATTCGCTGTTAGATCAGGTTTAAGCTTACCAGTCCATCTTGTAAATTTGAATAAAGCATTATATTCCTCAAAATCGGTAAATGTCTGGTTAACTAATGTAAGATCAGGTACAATTAATAAACATTTAAAACTATCTTTACGTTGCAGGAAAGCACTCATTAGGATTGAACATATAGTTAGAGTCTTTCCTGCACCTGTACCCATTTTTAATATACCTCTACCGTGTTTGATTGCATTTTCACATGCAGCGTATTGGTAATCTCTAAGACTATGCGTTAGATTATCATATACTCTAGCGTCTAATAGACCAGGTTTAACTACACGCGATATCGACTTATCTATTCTAACTTCTTCGTTAGGGTATGTCTCTTTAATAAAGCGCATAATATCATAAAATAAACCAGGCTCGAATAAACCGGTAGGGGTGATGCAGTATACGCGACTTGCAAAATATTTTGCTCTACCTTTACGAAAACGTGCAGTATCATCTTTAACACTAAAATGTTCGCGTATATCTGAAAATAACTCGCCTTGTATACGAACTTTACCTCTGTCAAAACTAAAAGTAATCATAATGTTTCCATTTTCATAATCTCGACAATATTCTTAATATCAAAACTAAGTGAACTAAACGTTTTTTCAGTTTTCTCTAATAGTTCAATTATAAGCTCTTGCTCATCTATTTTGGCTTGCAGCTCGATCATTTGTTCATGTTGATATGCAGTCTTCTCTGCAATAGGTGTTGTTACCTTGACAGGTGATTTTTCGATAATCTGTTTAGTTATTTCCTTCTTTAATTGAAATCTCTGTGCTTTAACATTAATAAGATTTTTTTTATGTTGTATTAGCTTACTAACCCAAAAATGCTTACGCCCGGGCGTCTTCATCGATACATCTTTAATATTAAACTCATCGACATGCAGATCCTTTTCAATTTCTTTTACGTATTGATCTATAATACTCACATTATGATTATAAGTACTATTATGCAGAAAACAACTACAAAGGATAATTTAGCTAAAAATAATGTTGTTAACTTATTTGAGCGTAGATTTATAGATCTTTTAAAACCTGTTGAAGATATTGATTATGATGAAAAAGAGCTTAAAATGGGTATTAAGGTCGAACTCGAACATACAGACGATGTATCGGTTGCAACTACTATAGCTAAACAGCATTTAGCTGAAGATCCTAGATATTATAGTAAACTTAAAACCATTCATGACGAGGACGATAATACTGTTGGTGGTGGTGCCCTAGGACCGGCAGCTGCTGTTGGTCATTCCCAGTCAGGTGATTGGTATGCACCTGGAGACTACAGAAGACCTTTTGCATTAGGCGCTATCCAGACTAGAAGAGGTAGTATCAAGCGTAGAAAGAAAAAGAAAAAGAAGTAAATACATAGATGGATACAGGTCATTGGAAAGTTTATGAAGCAATACCAGAGGACGCTTTCGGGTTTATATACGAAATTACCAATTTAGTAAACGATAAGAAATATATCGGCAGAAAACAGATGGTTAAAAAGATTAAGCGTGCACCTCTTAAAGGTAAGAAGAGGAAGCGTATTGATTATGTGGAAAGTGACTGGAAAACCTATACAGGTTCAAGTGATAGGCTCAATATCGATATAGCTACACACGGTAAGGATAGATTTTTATTTAAAATACTAAGATTCTGCAGAAATAAATACGAATTAGGTTATTACGAATCAAAGATGCAGTTTGACAAAGATGTATTATTAAGTGAAGACTATTATAATGGTATAATCAACTGTAGAATAGGTAAACCACCTAAGAATTTTTTGGAACACTGATATAATATTGTGTGGAATCATTAGATTTAGGTGTGTATAATATTTGTCTCATTAATTGCAATGAGATTTTTGCAAATAATATTAGTGATGATATTATAAATGATTTGCATATGTTTGATATTCTAGATAAGAGTATTAATAACGCAGATGTTAAGAAGATCGCGTATCATTACATTATTCTTGGATTTTCCGAAGCTATTCTTAATAGTACAAATAAAAATAAGCATATATTATTTTTTAACGATACACAATTACCGGAGTGCTCTATGCTTAAGTTCTATGATGAGTTTGACGCTATACATTTAATAAATACTGTTTTAAATCGTATGAAGCGTATACTGCCTATTAAGATATACATCAGTAAATATAGTTTATCCTATTTTGATCATCTTTTAAAAAGCAAAAGCGGTAAAGGTGACATGCTACTTAACGATATACAAAAACCGAAGAAAGACTTTGCTGAATTTACATTTAGTAAAGCTAAAGCTTTTAGTAAGAAATATGATCTGAAATGGCTTAATAGTAATTACTTCAATAGACTGTCAACTAAATTTCTTTTGATTAAATAAATATTAATATGGATAACTTTACTACATTAGCAAATAAAATCTTAACTGAGCAAAGAGATATAAAAGCAGACCAAATAGAAAAGCTTCTTAAAAAAGGTTTCGAAGATTCACCGTTTAATAATAAAGAAGATAAACCGGAAAGCCCTTTTGATAGACCCGATACACGTGAATATTCTGATCAAATGGAAGCTCTTACTGATGATATTTTTGATGCTATACGAAAGAAAGATAAACAAGCACACTTAGCAGTATTACGTAAATATGACGCTATAAGAGACAAGGCTATACAAAGATTTGGAATTGATGGCCCGGTAAACTTAATTGATCCAGATTTAGCTGGTGATTATTCTGATGATTTTAAAGATGAAAACGGTTTTAGACCAAGAAGTGACTTTTTAACAAGATTTAGAGATGCTGTAGAATTTTATAAAGATGGCAGGTATGGACGTATTGAAGGTGATAAATTTATTCCGGTTGAACCAAAAAGTTATATTGAAGAAACCGAAATGGAAGATCAAGAAAGCGGTATCCGTTCATTAGATGGATTCTTTAGTGATGAAGAAGCACATATTGAAGATCAAGAAGTAGATATGAATACTGTTGAGAAAGGTCTCAGTGATCTAGCAGCTACTGCAAGTTCAGGCGCTAAAGGTTTAGCAGGTAAGCTACTAGGTACAAAAGCGCAGGCAGCAAAAGCATCATTAGATAAACGAGCAAAAGCCGTCGCGAAAGCTATACCAGCATATGATGCAGTAACAAAAAAACTCGAGCAAGGATATAAAGACCTATTAAAGACAGCTAAATAATATGAAATTCTTAAAGAAAATATACGATCTCAATTTAATTAATGAAGCTGACGAAGCTCCTCCACCTCCAGGTGCTGAAACACCAGCAGAAGATGCTCCGGCTGAAGAAGTAACAGTAGCTCTTTCACCGGAAAGTGAAGTAATGTATGTTAGACTTCTTAAAAAAGCGATGGTAATGAATCTAGATCCGGAAGACATTGATAATATCAATGATCTTACTGATGTTAATGAAGATAATGCTAAACAAGTACTTGGTAGCATACTTCAACTGATGAAAAGTTACTCTACAGATATAGATATTGAGTTATGAGTTGGAAATCATTAGACCAAATCTATCTTCAGGAATCTGCAGGCAAGGCAGTGCCAAAGCTACGTCGACAGCAACTACGTGAATCACCGCAAGGTGAAGAGCTGGTCGAGCTTATTAGAGACCTTGATAGTAAAAATTTATTAGACCAGGAAACGGATGTTAATTTTATTAAAAAGCATTTGAGCGTTAAACCGTATGCTGAAAAAATATATAATTACCTCGATAAACAAAACTTAACAGAAGAAACTATTAGTGAGGGTGATGTTAGAAAATTCATTATGCAGATCTTATCAAATCATAATGATGTTGCAACATATGCCCAGTATATTGAGACACCAACTACACTATCAACAATTGGCAACACTGGTATGTTAATTGAAAAAGTAGTTGAA